TAGGACTCTTGACCGGACTTTCGGCGAACTTACGCACTTTCTTGTACGCACCAAGTGTGGCCTTTTGCCAGTTTGAACCTTCGGAGTTATCAACAATTGTGAAATTTACACCAAAGAAATTTTGAAATTTACCGATGTTGTCCTGAACTTCTTGCCACATCTTCTCGACCTTATCCGCACCAAGAGTTCTCGATCTCTTTGCATCACGGGCAATCGCAGTTTCAAGGTTTGTGTTGACAAAAATCATTCCAACATCGTAACCTACCTTTTTCAGAGCAGTGGCTTGGTTCTGAATTTTTGTAAAGTCTTTTCCGGTTCCGTCGATTACCAATCCAAGTCTTCCATCAAGGAAGAGATCCATCCTCTTCGCGGTGAGTTTCTTTGCCCCCTTGCGAACATCTTGACCCTTTGGACTGAAGATATCTTTTGGTGTTGCTTCCAATCCTACCTTCTTTAGAGCGAACTCAAACACATCATCAGAGTTTACGATACGAAAACCTAATGAACTAAGACCTGTCTTACCGACCGTAAAGGACTTACCTGATCCAGGCCCGCCTGCTAAAAATACTGCTTTGAAAATTGCAGGATCGTCTACTCCTTCTTCAATTTCCTTTTCAATTTCTTCTTTCATTTCGCGAACTGTCCACCCTTGGCCCGATACTTTATCATAAAGTTCTAATTCAGTTCCCTTTGGTGAGAGAACTGATAGTATTTCCATTCCTCTGGACTTACTGACTTCAAATTTGAATTTGGTGCCAGGATTTTCCTCTGCCCAATTCTTTTTAATTTGATTGAGAGTGAGATACTCGACTTTTTCGTCCACCGTAACCTTTTTTCGTGCGGCGGTTTTATCCTGTTCCTTCTTCTTATCAGTGTGAACTTGAGTCTTAGATCCCATCATTCCTGTCTTGTTCTTTCGAACGATGGTTTCCGTTACGGGAGCAGCAGTTAGACTAACTTTCGCGTCTTTCCCTTTGCTTTTCAAAGTTGCAACTATCCTGTCGGCAAGTCTTTTACTACTGACAACTTTCCAGAATGTCTTCTTTCCTTTGAACATGATGGCATAGTTGTTAGGCCCTTCTTTACCAAGTTCATATCTCAGCTCACGCTTCTTAAAACTACTAATTTCTTTCAACTTACCCATACCTTCTATTTATAATTTACTCTTCTTCTATACGTATCAATAAGTCGTCTTTTCCACTAAAAACTCTATGAAATGTATTTTTTTTTATGTGATATTCTTTTCCTTGTTCTAGTTTCTTTGGCAACTCATTATCCATTTGAAGTTCCCAATTCTTACCAAAGACGACGCGAATTGTTCTGTTGTTTTTGTCACGATGCCATTCTAACTCCGAGGATTCTGCATTTGCGAAGATCTTTCGAAGGTGAGATCCATGACAATAAAAATCTTTGTAACTACCACCATCCATCGGGATTATCAACTTGCATACCTAAAGATTTCGCGAAACGAGGTAGACGACAAGACCAATAAGATGCTTTTGTTTTGTCGTTTCTTGTGTCACATTTATGACGAGCCGCAAAGGATTTTCTTGCCTTGGGATTATTAAGTTTTACCTTAAGTCCAGTCGTATCTCCGAAGGAAACCTTCTTGATATTCTTTGTTTGAGGATCTCGAACATAAACATAGAACTTTTTACTACCACCTCTCTTCGGTTTGTTAAGTTCCGGATCTTCTTCATTGAGTGACTTATTCCAATCCTCAATTGACTCGGCCAATGGCCAGTCCAACGGAACTTCATATCCCTTATACTCAGCGATCTCTCCGATGTCAGTCTTGATGATGTCTTCGTTGATGTCGTTGAGTTCGATCTGTCCGCTCGACCAAAGTTCGCGAGTCTCTCGAAAGAACTCAAAGTAACGATCCGAACCAGGCCGATAGATATTGTCAACAAAGGGGATCTCCCTCTTTGACATTTCCACTATGGACTCAAACACAAAATGTTCTTTAAAATTCTTCATTATCCTTTATGTTTCTTCCAAAGATCTGCGTCGGCAGTTGTTCTTGTCTTACCACCCGTGATAAAAGAATTGACTCGGGCGTGACCCCACTGTTCCGGTGTTGTGCCAGGGCGATGTCCTGTTTTCCATGCAGCCACACCTCTCTTGTAAACCTGTTTGAGTATGGATGCGGAGATGCCAGACGCCTTTGATTTCTTTTCAATAGACTTGTCTGCGGAAGATTCGTCAAGTTTCAAATTCTTGAGAAGTGCGTCGATCTCCTTGCGTACCTTCATCTGGCGAGGAGAACCCGCAATCATTTTCATTGCTTTCGTGTACAACTTAATGAGTTTTACCTTATCGTCTTCGTTAAGTTCTACATCCTCATAGGCGAGGACTGGATCCGTTGTTTTGAAATCTTTCTTACGCATGATCGTTTTGTTCGTAACTTCAAACTCGCCGTTCTTGAAATCGACCGCAATGGGTAGATTGAGATCGGATTGCATGTCCTTCAGAACTGCTTCAGCATCGCCATGTTTCTTGATGTTCTTTCCTTTGTTCCTTGCGATCTTCTTGAACAATCTTTGCAACTCCTGAACTGTGATGGCTGGTTTGTTGCGTTTGTCGTTCATACGATCCGCAAAGTGCTTTGTAAATTCGATGTCAATATCGAACTTGTTCAAAAGACGATCACCGAACTTCTCAAGATCTGCAAGTTGTTTTCCCGTGACCTCTTCGTTGTACAACTCAGGAAACTTCTTCTTCATTTTCTGAGTGTGTTTCGAAGGTTTAGTCTTGGCGGACTTATCGCCCGGAGCAGGTTTGTATGCCGAAGGATCATCGTCGGACTTCTTTGCACCCTTCTCAAAGTGACGAGCTCGAGCTGACTTAGTAGACTTCTTCATGTCATTCCCTTTGGCATCTTTCCCGAAATACTTTGCGGGTTGTGTTCCCTTACGATCCTTTACATCTTTGTCCTGTCGAACTTCGGAAAGACTATCAACGAAGTGTTTGTTTTCGTTGGTGTCAATGATAAAGTTTGTTCTTCTTTCGGAAATAGTGATCTCCTTGTTACCCGAGTAAACGGTATCTCCAACATTGAAGATGTCACCCGAAACATATCTCTCACGAATAGTAGATAACTGAGGCAACTGAATATGTTTGCGAAAGTTGACCTTTTCCTTCAATCCCATTCTCTTACGAAGTAGGTTGAAGAGTGTCATATCCTCACCATAAGACCTTGGAAGGCCCTGAGAAAAGGATTTGAAGTCACCTGCAATTGCAGCTGCTCTCATCTTAGAGGCGCTCATTCCAGTTACACCTTCTGCATCGGGATCTCTTTCACCAGCAGAAATTACGTCTATTCCATCCGGAAACTCGTAGAAACCATGTCTTCCCTTGACTCCAGAATACTTCATCAAAAGTTTACGGAACTCACTAACACGATCCGATCCAACAACCATTACGATACGGGTGTATCCCTGATCGTAGAGAGAAGTGGCTACATCAAAGACGTTCTTGATTCGCGAATCGAGAATAATATTTCGTCCATGCTTTGGAAACATCTTACGCATGATCTTCACCTTCTCATCGTACTGAAGAGGATTTTTCTTAGCATCGTTGGAGTGAGATGCGTATACACGATAGTTGCTGCCAATCGCAACCGATGCAAGTTTGTTCATTAACTTCTCGTGACCTGTTGTCGGTGGATTGAACCGACCAAATGTGAATACTACTTCCTTTTTCTTTTCTTCGTTGTACTGTTTAAATGATTTCACTATATTATTTATTTCTCCCAACCTTTAACCACATCCTTTGAAAAATTGTTCATTGAGAACTCCATACGATCCACAAGTTTTACGGCACCGTCATTTGTCTTGTCAATTGCAACAAATCCTTCACTACCCGTTACCTTGAAACCGTTTCGAGTTCGAACGAAAGTGTCAAGTTCTTTGACCTTATCAAGTTTTGCAATGATGAGAAGTTTTGCATCAACAATTGCGTTCTGTAGAGCAAAGACCAGATCCAAGTTCTTTTTGTTATCCTTTGAGAAGAACTTCATAACCTCATCAAGTTTTGCCTGTACTCCAGCCTTACCCTTTTCGGTCTTTCTCTTCTCCATTTCCTTACCAAATCTATTCTCAAACCAAAGGATTAGATCATTAACATGTTTGCCCGTGTTCTGTATCCTCTCGCCCTTCCTCACCAAAGAGTTGTTGAAGGTTTCGATGTAACCAGCGAGCTCGCTGTTTGATTGGAGTTGTCTCAACGTAGTGCCCGCTATCTTTTGGAATATCTTTCCTGCTTTTGATAGTGCCACCGTTACCTCTGTGGTTTCTGTGTCTGTGAGTGTTGCTGTTCCGCTTTGATCCTTGTAATTTGCGTCCTGATACCATATGGAAGTTTTTTTCTTGAGTTTATCAATCTTTACTCCGAATGATGCTTTCATTTCCTCAAAGGATTTTCCTGTGTAGGTTGTATGAAAGACCACACCTAAGTTTGCCTTCATTATGGTTTTTGCTAGATCGGACTTGACGGGTACAGCATAGACGATTGTGTTTGGTTGGAATGTTACATACTTCTCACCGTCGATATTCTCAACGTTAAGATCATTCTTTGTGAACATAATGTCGCCTTGAATCACACCTTTGATTCCAAGATCTTTCAATTCATTGTACGCTATGGTGAGTTTATCCGCAAGATCTCCTGACGTATCGGCACGTACATCTGCCTCAGACTTGTAGACCTTCGGATCCTTATTGAAAATTCCTTTCTTTGCAACAAAGAACTTACCATCACTTGGATCAGTTCCGGCAAAGACTGCGGGAGCTCCGTCCCACTTGACTGTCACATCAAAGCGGCTCTTACCCTGGCCGCCCAACATATCGCGAAACGCTCGAAGAGCAGCGATTGCATCTCTTGCACCAGTAACACCACCGTAGATCACACGATCTTCGATGTGCGTCATGTGGACATTCTTGCCAACCTTTGACTCAACTAAAAACTGTTTAAATCCTATCATTACTTTACCTTCAAGGTGGTGAAGTCACACATCATTCGCGTGGGGTAACCATCCCTTCCTTGTGTGTCTCGTATATTTAGTTTAAATCGATAGTATTTTGAACTCAATTCCATATCTATTCGTTTACCCCGGCCGCTCTTACCGCCATAGTGAACGACACACTTTCCTACCTTCGCAGCAGACTGCATTGCAGCCATATCCATCTTTTTAGAATAAACCTTATTCTTCATCTTATGGATGACATGATAGCCATGACCGATGCCACTCTCAAGTAGTGCCTTCATCGCCATTGGGTTTGGTCTGGTAATAACTTTACCCCCTCTGGTCTTAACATCGTCATTGAATATACCACAAAATCTCTTGTTGTCAATACCAAATAGATCGAGCAACATCAAACCATCTCGATTCTGTATCTCACCTTCTTTGATTTCTTTGGGAGTCAACTTGGTACGAACACCTACGTTGAAGAATGTGGTAGTGGTCTCGAACTTGAGACTGAGATAAATCTTTTCACCGTCATCTTTTTCTAAAGTTATGTCGGTGACACTAGAACCAATATCAGTACCTACTCCCTTAGTGTTAGTCAGAACGATGTGCGACCCAGTGAAACTTAATGGTCTCTTGGTGTTTTCTCCACCAACAACATTTACTTTGAGTGTCTTGGAACTACTGAGCTCATACACCCCATCCAAGTGCATGATTGCCTTCAGATTTGCATCATCAGTGACCGCATCTTCACCTTCAGCGAACCATCTGTTTAGGTCTTTCGCGAAAGCAGTCTCAAACAAGTTACCTCTATTCTTCACACCACGATTGCCACTAGAACCATTACCATACTTGATACGTACAGTTTTGAGTCCAGCGTTACGTTTGATGTCTCCAATATCTTCCACTGCCTTGAAAGTACGAGAGACGTTGATGTCCTTAGTCTTCTTCATGTCGATGTTGATGGGTATTTGGTCACCTTTATTCGACAGGTAGGTAAATAGTGAAATTGCATCTGCTACACTTTCGTGTGGCCAGTCTGCAAGAGTTTTCGATATTTCATCTTCGGTTTTAGGGAAGAACGAATATGCCTCTGATAAAAATTCTTTAAACTTTAACATAGATCCCATGAATTAAATAATACCTCTATTTATAAGATTAACTTATTTAAATGAATCCCTTTGCCCATTTTTCACGAGTGTATCCAAACTCCTCCATATATCTCACATAGAGACCAGTTTCTCGACCGGCAGCTTCGATCTCCCACGGCCAGTCATAATAGTGAATCTTCTCGCAACTGTAGTATTCACCCAACCAGATAACACTCTCAAGAGTAGTGTCTTTCAATTCTCCGATGGCATACTGTTTGACATGAACCATCTCATGAGCCAAAGTCTCGA